TTTCGATCCTTTGGGGTTGTCGTTGTCGTTCTGCATTCATTCTACAAAGTGAATCGGCATTTGCAAGAAAAAACTTTTGGGATTTTCACGATTTGGTCATAAGTCTAGTATTTTCAACCACTTACGTCACTTGGGATTTTCCGATTTTCTGGGTGGACACTTGGGATTTTGAGAGAATCGGCTCGCCCGAACTGCCCGACGGCATCGGCTCGTCTCGCCTGAACCGCCCGACGGCATCGGCTCGGCTCGCCCGAACCTATACTATTTAGACTATACTATTTTTATTGTATTATGCTATATTTACTATACTATTTCTATTTTATTATATACTATGGGGGGGTTTTTATGTTTTTTGCAAGTATCCGCGTTTGTTCCCGACTATAGGCGGGTGGTACAAAAACAATAAGTGACTCCTATATAAAATTGGCCAGTTTATTGGCCTCTTTATACTATCAAGAACAAGCCCCGTCTTTTCTTGCTTCTACCAAGATTCTTAGCACCAAGCTTCTAATTTTGTCTTTTTCTTTCTCTCCATATTTATCTACAGAACCAAAGTATTCACTGGTTCTCTCACTAAATCCCTTCCAAAGTTTCTCACATATTCTCTCGACTAGCGAAACATCAATACTTTTATCGATAATTTTCTTGTTATATATGATATTTTCCAGACTATCAATAACCATCTGTTCCTCATCATACTTATTTTTTAATCTGTCACTAAGCCACTTTAAAAAGTCGATACTTTTGTTTTTTCCCAAATCACGTCTCATTATTAATCACAACCTCCACTTTATCTGAATCCACATCCTCCTGCATAACATTTACCACCTTTGGCCTTCTTCCTCTTTCTTTCTTTAATACTAAATTTCTTCTTTGTCTACGAATCATAGATGTTGTGATATTGTCTCCAACAATTTTACTTAAATTAGCCGCTAATTCCTCATCACTCAATAAAACATGATTATTTTTGATATAATCAAGCTCACTATCTTTCCATTTGTGATAATTCCGCATAATAAAAAACTCCTTACTAGACAATAGGTGTATATTACTTACTATAATAGCACATTGGCCAAAAAAATCAAGAGGAGTACTATGCTAAAAGACCATCAGCACGCTTTTTCTACTCTTAAAGTAACCGCTAGCGACACTTTAGATATTTCTAGAGACTTAGAATCTTCTAGCAACAAATCTATCTCAGAATTACTAGATGAAGAAAAAAAAGAAGACAACAAAGAAAACCAAACCGAAAAAGACTAAATCAAAATTACCCAATGGTGTCAGCGAAGAAGAATTTATAGAAGCTCTTAATAATATAACTAAAAAGCTAGGTCATAAATTCAAATTCGGATATCACAATTTTGAAGACATGAAACAACAAGCAAGCATTTTTGCTCTTGAGTGTTTAAAGAGATATGACAAAAGTCGCCCATTGGAAAACTTTCTATGGACCCATGTTAGAAATCGTCTCTTTAATTTCAAAAGAGATAATTACCAAAGACCCGATAAACCTTGTTTCAAATGTGAATATCATGATCCACAAATGAAACTATCTGATAATGAATGCTCTGAGTTCTGCAATAAACAAGACTGCGATCTTTATCGTTTATGGGAAGCCAGAAATAATAATAAAAAGAACTTAATGAATCCACAACACATTGAAGACAATAATTTTGTTGACAATGAAAAGAATTCAATCATAACTAATATTGCCAATAAAGAACTTTTGGCTATAATAGATAGTAATATGCCAATTGCTTACAGAGAATCTTATTTAAAACTTAAGCATGGAATTAGGCTTCCAAGACCAGAACTTCTAAAACTTCAAAAAATTATTAAAGAAATAATAGACAACTATGCCCAAAACAAAACCTAAGAAAAGAGGTCAGCTCAGTCTTCAAGAAGAGGATTTCATAACGAATAATGTTAACGATTTAAGTGTTGATGAAATCGCCCAAGAACTCAATCGATCTCCTGCACCAATAGAAAGATTCATATCAGAGAATCATTTGCTTCTCGGTCAAGAGAATCTAGACAACATTGAGTATTTAAAACAAAAACTCCACAGTAAACCATTCTGGCCAGAAATTAAAAAACAGTTTGATCATACAAGTGGTGAATTAGAGTTTTTTGAACAAACATGGGTGAGTCTTATTAAGCAGTTTAGAGAGGATGTTTTACCAGCAGAAGAATTACAGATTAAACAATTTATTACAATCGAAATACTTATCAATCGTTCAATGAAAGAACGAAAGAGACATATCACAGATACAGAAAAATTACAAAAACTAGTAGATGATGAATATGCAAAACCAGAAGATACCAGAGATATTCCTAAGCTAGCAAATATGGAAACACAGTTAAATTTTGCTCGTAATAGTATTGCTAATTATACCAATGAATATACTAAACTTTTAAACGAACAACAAAAAATCAGCAAGGACCTAAAAGCCACCAGAGAACAGAGAATTAAGAGAATCGAAGACGGCAAAAGCTCATGGGTCGGATTAATTAGAATGTTAGAAGACGAGGAAATTCGAGAAAGAGAAGGAAGAGAAATGGAAATCATTAGGATGGCTACAGCAAAAGCCAAAGATACTCTCCAAGAATATCATAACTACGAAGATAAAAAAGTAGATAGACCGTTTTTAATACCAGAACACCTGGAGAACACAAATGATTAAAACCGCTTTAATTACAGGAACCACAGGACAAGATGGGTCTTATCTAGCAGAGTTCCTATTACAAAAAGGATATAAAGTAGTAGGACTACACAGAAGATCTAGTGTCAACAATTTTGAAAGAATTAATACCTTTAAAAACCACAAAGATTTTACTCTACAAGAATTTGATTTGACCGATCCGTCTAGTGTTATAACTACGATTAGTAAATACAAACCAGAAGAGTTCTACAATCTAGCTGCACAATCACATGTAGGAACTAGTTTCTCTCAACCAACAACAACTTTTGAAATAAATACTATAGGAGTCGTAAATATCTTAGAGGCTATAAGAAACTATAGTCCTGAAACAAAGTTTTATCAGGCGAGTACTAGTGAGATGTTTGGGCGAAGTTATAATACAGATAAAAACGGTAATAAATATCAGGATGAAAATACAGTATTTATGCCTCAGAGTCCCTATGGGGTTGCAAAAGTGGCTGCTCATCAAATGGTTCAAATATACAGAGAGGCTTATGGTCTTCATGCTAGCAGCGGAATTTTGTTTAATCATGAAAGCCCAAGGCGAGGTGAAAATTTTGTAACTAGAAAGATCACTAAATGGATTGGTGAATTTGTGCAGTCTGCTAAGTCAGAAGATTTTCCAAAATTAAGACTAGGCAATCTAGAAGCAAGAAGAGACTGGGGGCATGCTAAAGATTATGTTAGGGCGATGTGGATGATGACGCAGCAGGTCAAGGCAGATGATTATGTTATATGTACAGAAATAACTCGCACAGTATCTGAATTTTTAGATAGGGCATTTAGTTTAATTGGCATTGACGATTGGAGTGACCATGTGGTTGTAGATTCTGAGTTTTATAGACCAGCTGAAGTTGACTATCTTAGAGGAGTTAATAAGAAAGCTAGAAAAACTTTGGGGTGGTATCCTGGAATTAATTTTGACGATTTGGTTGAAGATATGGTTGATAATGATATTCAAAAATGTGAGAAATTGTGTCATGAGAAACTTTGACTCGCCAGAATATAAGTCTTGGAGAATACAAGTATATAAAAGAGATAAGTTTACTTGTCAGTGGCCTGGCTGTTCTTGTAAAAATAAACTTAATGCACATCACATAAAAAATTGGGCAAACTTTCCAGGATTAAGATACGAGGTGGCAAACGGAATAACTCTTTGCAGAGATCATCACAACGCAATAAAAGGTATGGAGGAAATTTATGCAGCATCATTCCTCAGAATCGTCGCTTCCAAAAAAAGATGACTTTACAGTCATTATAGACACCAGAGAACAAACACCCTGGGAATTCTCGCATCATACAGTGGCAAACAAGAAACTTGATACTGGCGACTATAGTATGGAAGGATACGAAAATATATTGTGCATTGAGAGAAAGAATGGTGTTGCAGAACTAGCGGGTAATATTTCAGAAAAAAGATTCCAAGATGTTATTAATAGGATGACGAATTACCGACATTCTTATATTTTAGTTGAAGGCGATTATAAAGAGTTGATGAACTATCCAATAGGGTCTGATGTTCCTAGGAGACTATGGAAAAAAATCAAAATCACACCACAATATATACTTAAGTTTATTTCAGAGTTACAAATTTATTACAATATTCATGTTGTATTTTGTGGTAATGCTGATTGGGCTCAAAAAACAGCTTTGTCAATCATGAAGAGGGTTCATCAAAAATATGGCATTAAATAACAACAATAAAAAATTATTTGAAGATGCTTGGTTAGGTTTAGGAGATACTTCTAAGCTAGATCTTCCAAGGAATCTAATGATCAACAGAAGTAAGGAAGACATAGAAAATCCTGATGCTCATCTTGTTAGATTAATGAAAAGCCCAGAATACTTTGGTATGACTTGTAAACTTTTAATGGGTATAGAATTACATCCGATTCAAATAGCGGTGTTAAACGAATTTTGGACAAGGCCTTTTCCTATGTTTATCGCTTCTCGTGGTTTTGGAAAAAGCTTTAGTCTGGCTCTATATTCTACTCTTAAATTAATCTTTGTGCCTGGAACCAAAATAGTTATAGTAGGCGGATCGTTTCGGCAGAGCAAGCTTATTTTCGAGTACATGGAAACCATCTGGAGAAATAGCCCAATTCTAAGAAGCATTTTTAACGGAAATGATGATGGCCCCCGAAGAGCAACTGACCGATGTACAATCCGATATGGCGATAGCTGGGCTATTGCGATTCCGATGGGCGACGGTAGTAAAATTAGAGGTTTAAGGGCACATATCATCATAGCTGACGAATTTGCCTCGATTAGTCCTGATATATACGAAACCGTTGTCGCTGGGTTTGCTGCTGTTAGCGCAAGTCCTATTCAAAACGTTAAAGATGAAGCTAAAAAGAAAGCTATGAAAAAAGCTGGAATATGGAATGAAGAACTAGAATCGATAACACATAAGATTAGCAACCAAGCTATTATATCAGGCACCGCAGATTATTCTTTTAAGCATTTCGCACAATATTGGAATAGATATAAAGCTATCATAAATAGCAAGGGAGACAAAACGAAACTAGAAGATTTGTTTAAAGGAGATGTCCCAGAAGACTTTAACTGGAAAGATTATAGTATTATTAGAATTCCGTACGAATTAATTCCAAGAGGTTTTATGGACGACAAACAAGTTGCCAGAGCTAAAGCTACGATTCATACAGGTATTTATAATATGGAGTATGCAGCATGCTTCACAGAGGACAGCGAAGGATTTTTTAAGAGGAGCTTAATAGAAAGTTGTGTTGTTTCAGAAAAGAAAGATATCATAGGACCTATGAGTGGTAAGATCATATTTGACGCCACCACTAAAGGAAACCCCAATAAGCAGTACGTCTATGGAATTGATCCTGCATCAGAAAATGATAACTTTAGTATCATTATTATAGAGATAAATGAAGATCACAACAGAATAGTATATTGTTGGACTACAAACAGAAGTAATTTTAAAGAACGCCAAAAAACAGGTTTGGTAGACGATCATGATTTTTATAGTTTTTGTGCAAGAAAGATTAGAAACTTGATGAAAGATTTTCCATGTATCAGAATAGGAATAGACGCACAAGGAGGAGGAATAGCCATTGAAGAAGCGTTGCATGATCCTTCTAAGCTTGAAGAAGGAGAGCTATTAATATGGCCTGTAATAGACGAAAAGAAAAGTAAAGATACGGATGATCAGCAAGGTTTGCATATATTAGAGCTTGTTCAATTCGCTAGAGCGGAATGGACAGCTCAGGCGAATCATGGTCTAAGAAAAGATATGGAAGACAAAGTTTTATTATTTCCAAGATTTGATAATCTAACATTAGGACTAAGTTTAGCTATAGAAGGGCAAGACATAATGACAGCAGATCTTAATAATTTGTATGACAACTTGTCTGAATGCATATTAGAAATTGAAGACTTAAAAAATGAATTAACTACTATTGTGATGACCCAAACCAGTACAGGCGCTAATGCTAGAGATCGGTGGGATACTCCAGAAGTTAAAATGCCAAACGGGAAAAAGGGAAGATTAAGGAAGGATAGATATAGCGCATTAATTATTGCCAATATGTTAGCTAGACAAATGACTAGAATCTTACAAGGACCTTCTTATGATGTAATAGGAGCTAATGCTAGAGAAGCATATAAACAACAAGGAAATATGTACAAAGGACCAGAATGGTTTACTAGCTCGGCTAATGATGATTCTATCTATTTAGGCGTTTATAAGTAAATTTGTGTATAGTAAAGAGTCTAATTCAACCACAATACTATTGTAATCAAATTGAATAAAAATTATGAAAAAACCAATACAAAATGCAGCCGATATTAGTGAACCAGCCTTTGTTGCTTGGGGGGATGATCAATCTAGTAGGGAAGAGGCAGTTAAAATGTCTGCTGAGTCTCTAAGCGAATATACATCTATTGATCGCTCTTACGCTAGTCGTAGATATTCAACAGATTATTCTAATTTAGACTCGAATACTTCAGGAAGACCAGGACTAACCAGATCCGATTATTACTATTTTAGACCTGGCGAACAAATACCAAGTAATGTTAAAAATGTTATTAAAAAGGCTGAAGATATTTATCAGCGGGTTGGATTAGTTAAAAATGTTATAGATCTCATGGGAGATTTTGCTAGTCAGGGAATTAGGGTCGTTCACAGAAATAAAAGAATCGAAAAATTCTATAAGCAATGGTTTAAAAAGATTCAGGGCAAAGAAAGAAGCGAAAGATTTCTTAATAATATCTACAAAACTGGAAACATTGTTATAGACAGGCAAACAGCTAAAATTGGAGTAAAAGTTACAAATAAACTGTATAAGTCGCTAGGATCTCCAGATTTATCGGTTAAAGATATTGATGATTTTGCTATCGAGAAAAAAGAGATTCCTTGGAAATATACCTTTATCGATCCTGTTGTTGTTGAAATATCTGCTGGTATTGTAGCATCCTTTTCTACAATTAAAAGATATGAATTACTACTACCAGCTCAAATTAGAAAAGCAATTAATAATCCTAAAAATGATGCAGAAAGAACGGTTATAGAATCGTTGCCAGCAGCTTTAATAGAAGCAGCTAAATCAAAGAAAGGATATCCTTTAGATCCTAACAAGACAATAGTCTATCACTATAAGAAAGACGATTGGCAAATTTGGGCATATCCTATGATATATGCAATTATGGACGATATTACTGTTCTAGAAAAATTAAAACTTGCAGATATGGCTGCTCTTGATGGCGCTATTTCTAATCTTAGAATTTTCAAACTCGGAAGTTTAGAACATAAAATCGCTCCTACAAAAGCGGCTACCGCCAAATTAGCTCAGATATTGGGCAACAATGTAGGTGGCGGAACAATGGATCTTGTTTGGGGTCCGGATATTGAACTGATTGAAAGCAAGACTAATGTTCATCAATTCTTAGGAGAAGGAAAGTACATTCCACACTTAAATGCTGTATATGCTGGTCTTGGAATTCCACCAACTTTAACAGGAACATATGGGGCAGCAGGAACTACAAATAATTTCATTAGTCTTAAAACCTTAACCCAAAGACTTATGTATGGTCGTGAATTATTAACAAATTTTTGGGAAAATGAAATTGCTATGGTTCAAAAAGCGATGGGATTTGCTCATCCAGCAAAGATTGAGTTTGATACGATGGATCTCAGCAATGAAGAAGCTGAAAAAGCCTTGCTTATTCAATTAGCTGATAGAAATCTTATTAGTGATGAATTATTGCAGCTTAGATTTGGAATGGATCCAGATATGGAGAAAACAAGACTCAATAAAGAATCTAGAGAAAGAAAGACAAGTAGAATGGTTAATAAGTCTGGACCTTGGCATGATCCACAACCTGAAAACAGCCTTAAGAAGATTGCTTTACAAGGAGGAATGGCTAGTCCTAGTCAGGTGGGCTTAGAGCTTGGAGAAAAGAAAAAGGGCGAAAAAAATCTTATGGAACTGAAACAGTCTTTAGTCAAACCTAAAGAACCCAAGACTAATCCTGCAGAAAATACTGGAAATCCTTCAATAGTAGATGAGAAGATGCCAGGACAACCAGGAGAAGGAAGACCAATGAATTCTAAAGATTTAGAGCCTAGAAAATCTAGAAAATTCACACCACAAACAGGAGCTAAATTAATGCTTTGGGCGTCTGAAGCTCAAGAAAAAATTAATGCGGCCGTAAATCCTGTAATGTTAGAATTTTATCAAAAAAAGAACTTAAGAAGTTTATCTAGTGAACAAATAAAAGAGTTAGATAAGCTTAAAACAAAAATATTATTTTCATTAGACCCATTCGTATCTTTAGCTAATGATAATATATTGGAGCAGTTATCATATATCAACGACCAAAATATTTTGCAAATAACTCACCAATATAGTGTATGGTTAAATCAGCTAAAGGCCGAATTAGATAAAGAATTGTCAGTTGAAGAGATTAAACACATTAAATCATCTTTTTACTCAAACATAAATAGCTAAGAATAGGTTGCACTTATGAAAATATTTTTATCAGAAATAGATGATAATCTTGAAGAAAAAATTATTGCGTCAAAATCTATATCATACGCTTCTTTAGCAGAGCCAGTGGATTCTGTAAAAGAAAAACAACAAATTAAAAATATGAAGAGTCTAGCTTCTTACAAGGACTCTGATTTATATTATGTACAATCAATATTAGTAACTTCTTCATGGAATAAAAATGACGATATATTTGATAGTCAAGAAATTTGGCTAGCTAAAAATACTCCTGAAGATAAGCCAACAAATTTAGAGCATGACGAATCTATTATTATTGGGCACATTACTTCTAACTGGCCTATCGATGATGATGGAAATATAATTCCTGAAGATACTAATATTAATGAATTGCCTGATAAGTATCATATTTTAACGGGTTCGGTAATATACAATGGTTTTAGTCAGCCGGAATTAAAAGAAAGAGCAGAACAGCTTATTTCTGAAATTCAAAGCGGAGAAAAGTTTGTTAGCATGGAATGCTTCTTTAAAGGTTTTGACTATGGTTTAAAGAATAAAGAAACTGGCGAATACAAAGTTCTTGCTAGAAATGATCATACGGCACACCTAACAAAATACTTGAGAGCTTATGGTGGATTAGGTGAGCATGAGAATTACAAAATTGGTAGGGTCCTAAGAAATATTACATTTTCTGGAAAAGGTTTTGTTAATAAACCGGCAAATCCAGAGAGTATAATTTTTTCATCTAATTTATTGGAAGAGAAAAAAAATGACAATTTTTCTGAAACAGGTGTATCTATGAATAAGTCAACTTCTAATATGGAGAAATATGAAATGAGCGTAAACAAAGAAGCTGTAGAAACAACCGAACAAGAGGAGCTAGCAACAGTAGCAAGCGTTACTGTCGCTGAAGACCTAACTGCTGAAATCGAACAACTTAAACAACAGCTAGAAGCTGCGGTTAAAGAAATGTCTATGAAAGACATGGAAATGAAAAAGAAGGACGAAGAAATGAAGAAGAAGGAAGAAATGGCAATGAAGATGAAGGCAGAGAAGGAAGAAGAAATGAAGAAAAAAGAAGAAATGGCAATGAAGATGAAGGCAGAATTTGATGCTGAATTAGCTAAGCTAACAGAAGCAGCAAGCGTGGCTT